CAGTCACCATCTTCAGGGGGCCCTGGTGTGGGATCCTCCAAAGACGGCGCAGGACGCGGACGGGAAGTGGAACTTCCTGTCCGTGAACTCCGGGACGATCGTCAGGACCGTGTGGGACGCCGCAGTGGCCCGGGGCTGGGGGAAGGCCCTCACGCTGCGGGGTTCTTCGTCCGCTGACGCGGCTGGGGCGAAGTGGAAGTCGATCATGACGATCGCCTACGACCCGACGATTGACCTGCTGTCCCTGGTGAAGTCCTTGTACGACCTGGGGATCATGGACTACCGGTGGGATGGCCGCACCCTGTCCCTGTTCAACAATGATACGGTGATGGCGGCCTCGAACTACCGGGTGTGGCGGCTGTTCAACGGCTCCTCCTCGGCGGAGGAGGCTGTGACGTGGCAGGAGATGTGCACGGACGTCCTCGTGGATGGTGAGGGCACGCACAGGTGGCGGTTCCATAACAGTGAGGCGCCGGCGGGTCTGAGGCGCACGGAGAAGGTCGTGTCTGCGGGCGGCGTGGAGAAGGAGGCGACTGCCCGGATCATCGCCCAGAAGACGCTCGTCAGTGGCGCTCATCCTGAGCAGGAGGTGAAGCGTGACTGGGACCTCGGCGTGGAGGGTGTGCTGCTGCCGTGGGTGGATTACCAGGTCGGTGACTGGATGCGTGTGGAGCGCTCCAGCGGCTTGGAGCGGCTTCGTGTGATGCAGGTGTCTGTGACTCTGAACTCGTCTGGGATCAGTGGGCACACGACGTTCGGGACGGTTCTGGAGGACTACCTGTCTCGCCTGGCGAAGAAGACGAAGGGTATCGCCGGGCTGGCTGCGACGTCGGGGTCTGGGGTGCGGCCGTCCAAGCCGGCTGACAGGCGCGTGCCCGCTAAGCCTTTGGGTGTGGTCGGGTCCGGTGTGCTCGTCCCGACCGAGTCGGGCGGCGGCTACTACGGGGCGGTGCGCCTGACGTGGGCTGCGGTGACGGTGGACAAGCGCGGCGTGGCGATTGACGTGCGCGAGTACCGTGTCGCCTGCTCCCACGAGGTGACCGGCACGGATGGGACGACGCGGCGCGTGGCCCTGCCGTTGCAGGTGGTGGGGCCGAACAGCTGCGACTTCCCGAACCTGGACCCGGGTGTCCTGTACCGGTTCCAGGTGCAGGCCGTGTCTGCGGATGGTGTCGTGTCTGAGTGGTCGCAGGCCCTGGATGTGCTCATGCCGACGGACGTGACTCCGCCGCCGAGGCCGTCGAAGCCGTCCCTGTCGCAGCGTCAGGGTGTTCTCGTGGTGATGTGGGACGGGAAGTCCGCTGACGGCGGGGGTATGCCTGCGGACCTGTCCTACCTGAACGTGGGTGTGAAGGCGCCTGCTGACGGGGCCCTGGTGGTGCGCGGCTCCCTGGTCCGGGGCGGCCAGTGTATCCTGGCGGGCCTGCCCTTGAACGAGGTCTTGTCGGTCGCCTTGTATGCGGTGGATCGTACGGGGAATGAGTCCGGGTGGGGGGCTAGTGAGTCGATCACCCTGACTGCCGCGGTGGACCCGGATGTGATCAACAAGTCTGTTGAAGAGGCCCTGAAGAAGGGGGATGCCCTGTCGAAGGCTACCCGTAAGGAGATCCTGGACATGTTCGCGAAGATGGGCCGGTCTGGGGATATCATTGACAGTGCGTGGCCGCCGTCTCGCGGCGTTGTCGGGAAGAGTCTCTGGGTGTCTCCGGATGGCCGTATCTTCCGGTGCAGCAAGCGCGGAAACAAGGAGGAGTAGTGCCTTACCAGCGGGCCAGGGCGAACTGGCAGGACTATCCTGCTGGTGATACGCCGATCATGGCCGCCCACCTGAACACGATCGAGGCGGGGATCGCGAACGCGACCAACCTCGCTGAGAGCGGCAGCGGCAAGGTGCCTGTTGGGGCGCTGATGCCTTACGCCGGCTTGGCGACTCCGGCCGGCTGGCTGCTGTGCAAGGGCCAGTCCCTGGACAGGGGGACGTACCCTGACTTGTTCAAGGCGATTGGCACACTGTACGGCGCCGAGGACGCTCAGCACTTCAGTGTCCCGGACCTGCGTACGCGCGTCCCGGTCGGGGTGTCGGATAACCATATGACGTTTGGTCAGATGGGTTCCAAGGGCGGTGAGGAGCGGCATACTCTGCGCATAGATGAGATGCCCTCCCACACTCACATCCTTAAAGGCGTGGGGGTCTCGTTCAAGGGCGGCCTGGAGAAGACGAACCTTGGTGCCGGGTCCGGGTGGACAACGGTCACGAACTTCACGGGCGCAGGTACGCCGAATCTTCATGCGGCCCCGACGGGTGTGGGTAACCCTCACAACAACATGCCCCCGTATATTGTGTTGAACTTCATTATCAGGGCGTCCTGACATGGGGGGGAAGGCTACCGAGTATATTCCCTGGCCCGGGGCGGGGATGCCGCCGGGTGAGCGTACGAACCCGGGCGGGAACAAGACTGCCCCGGACTCGAAGATCGTGCACGGCCGCTACGGGTGGGAGTGGACTGAGGACGAGTCCCAGGCGACCGGTGACGTCAAGGCCGCCGTGGACGCGGCGAAGGGCATCCAGCGGTTCATAAACATCAGCACGGACCAGCTGACGGTCACGGGTACCGCGTTCATCAACGAGGCGATCATCCAGAAGATCTGGACGAGGATCATCACCGCGAAGGAGGGTGAGTTCGGGAAGCTGAAGGCCGGCATGATCGAGGCTCACCATGTGATTGCTGATGAGGTGCGGGCTGGGGCGATTGACGGCATGGTGATTACCGGCGCCCTGTTCCAGACGAAGAAGTATGGCCAGTACCCGCGTATCGCGATCTCCTCGGACGGCATGTACGTGTGGGACAAGAACGACCGCAACACGCTGTCCATCAACAATGATGGGACGATCTGGATCGACGGGCAGGTCGGCATCAATGACTCGTGGTCGTGGGCCCGGTTCGTCGATCTCTACGCGAATGACACTGGTACCGACATTGGCGGCAACGGCCGCAAGGTTGGCGTCGGCATCGAGTTCCAGCGGACGAACAATCCGTACCCGAAGTCAGGGAACATCACAATCTTGGAGAACAGAGGCGGCGTTCCCCGCATCGAGATCCAGGCTCCTTCTCTGCGGGCCGACGTAGACCCGCCGTATCTCGCCTTGTCTGGCAACGGGATCTACATAGACTCAAACAACAACTGGGTGTACGTGGACGGGGAGGGCGCCTGGTTGGGCGCCTCCGGCAAGAGCGTCCTGTGGTGCGGGCAGAAGGAGTTCTTTATTCGTACCGCAGAGTACTCGTCCGGGGTGTTCGGGCTGCGGGCGAACAGCCATAACATCAGAATGTCATGGGATGAACAGTGCTTCGTGCAGGCGCGCACGGATAACGGCTCCCAGACGATAGACATCAGGTCCCATAACAGTCGCGTTGTTGTGTCTCAGAACGCGAACGATGCTGGCAACTATATTCACATGTCCGCTAACACGTGGGTGCATGCCCGGTTCGGGGCGAACAACAAGACGTTCATTATTGAGCACCCGCTGGACCCGTACGGCAAGATGCTGCTTCACTCGTGCACGGAGTCGCCGTGGCCGGGCGTCGAGTACTGGGACACGGCGACGGTCGGGGAGGACGGGGCCGTGGAGGTGGCGCTTCCGGACTATTTCAACGCATTGCACCGGCCCGACCTTCCTCTTGCGGTGCTCTGCTCCGGTCCCGGGTCTCCCTGGGCGACCCGGGTGAGCATGGGCCGTTTCACGGTGCACGGGGAGCCGGGGACGACGGTGTCGTGGCTCGTGAAGGCGGTCCGTCGGGCGGAGCACACGCGCACCCTTGATCGCGACCATCCTCCGGTCGAGGAGGCTGCGAGCCGTATGACCGCCCCCTGGGACGATGAAGAGATGGGCACGGAGCCCAGAGACCTGCGGTGGCTGTACGAGCCGCCCGTGCCGACCGAGTGATAGGATTAATGACATGAGTGATACGCCCACCAGTGAGGATCTGGGGCGCCAGGTTGAGGTCCTTCAGCGCCTGGTCGTCTCGTACCGTGAGCGCCTGGCCCGGGTGGAGGAGGAGCTTGTGACCGCTGCGGCGAACCTTGCGATCGCCCAGGAGCGGATCGACTCCCTCTCAGGGGAGAACGGGGCCGGGGAGTGACCGCGGTCAACGAGTACGCCGCGTCCGAGATGCGGTACTGGTGCCGCACCTGGGACTACGGTGGCGTGGGCTACAGTCAGCCGAACCGGTGGTCCGCCTATGATGCGTCGGATTGGCAGGGCTGGCTCAAGGGCCCCGGGGAGATGGACTGCTCCGCCGGTGTGGCGGGCGCCTACAACATCGCGTTCCATGAGTGTCTCGGTGAGGGGGTGCGCCCCGCCCTGTTCCCCCGTTCGACGTGGACGGAGTCCCTCAGGCAGGAGGGGCAGGCGCGCGGCTTCGAGGACATTGGTGACTCCTGGACGGGCAGCACCCCGGACGGGGGCTTCGCTGTGGGTGACCTGCTGCTGCGGACGACTGGTGAGGGTGGCCACGTTGCGATGGCTGTCCGGGATGAGGATGACTCGTTCGACCCCTGGAACCCGATGGTTGCGGAGGCGTGGATTGACTCGGCTGGCAGTATCTACGGCAGTGATGGTGGTGATGGTTCTGCTGCTGATGACAGTGGTGGCGAGTCCCGCCTGGTGAGGTACGGGTCGCACCCTCTGACCGTGTCGGCGTCCTGGTCTACGTGCCTGCGCTACAGGGGCCTGTCCGGTGGTGGGGCCCAGGCCGTCCCACGGGCTGCTGGGCGGGCTTTCGGCATTGACGTGTCCATGCACCAGCGCGGCATGCGGCTGGCCCCTACGGGCGCCTCCTACGTGGTTGTGAAGGCGTCTGAGGGGTCCGGGTACGAGGATCCTTGCAAGGATGATTTCGCCTCCCAGACGCTGGCGATGGGTGTCCGTCTCGGTTTCTACCACTTCGCGTGGCCGTCAGCCAACGGCGTGGGTGAGGAGGTCGACACGTTCGTCAACGCGATCCGGCCGTACCTTGACCGGCGTCCGTTCCTGTACCTTGACTGGGAGGACGACGGCGCCTACTACGACTACTCGTGGGCCCGCCAGTTCCTCGACGCCGTCCACGGGCGGACGGGTATCAAGCCGTTCATCTACATGCCCGCGTCGGTCGCCGAGAAAGGGGACTGGGAGGGACTGTCGGGCGACTACTGGTTGTGGGCTGCCGGCTACCCGTCTTCGGCGCCTCAGGTGCCGGCTACCCCGGACTGCCCGTACGCGCCGTTCAGCCACGGCTGGTGGACGCTGGCGTGGCAGTACACCGGCGAGGGACGCGCCCCCGGCTGGGACAACGACCTGGACCTTAATGTCTGCTACCGGCCCGATGTGCTCGGGCTTGCCAACAACACTACTGATGAGGACTGGCTCACTATGCCTACTGCCGTTGACTACCTGAAGACTATGGCCGACGCCGTCACCCCGGGGGAGGAGGGGCGGAAGCACGCCGGTGCCCTCTACCTGCGCCTGGTGGAGATTGAGGCTGCTGTCCTGCGCATGGAGAAGCTTCTCCAGGAGGGTGGGAAGAAGTCGGTCTACAACCGGTTGGACGACATGGAGCACTATATCGCTTCGATGAGCGCTGATCTTGCTGCGATCAAGAAGTCTCTTGAGGTTCTCGCCAAGAACGCGGCCTGACGTTTTGTTGGGTTCCGGTACTACTGTAAGGATGTGAGAGTATGAGCAAGCACCTGGCTCTGACCACTGACCGTACTACCCTGGCTGGTTGGCTTACTCCGGAGCGCCGTAAGGCGTTCTACGGGCTCGCCAGCGCCCTGCTGGCGGTTGGCCTGGTCACGAACCTGTTCACCCCCCAGGATGTGGCCCACGTCGCCGACGCGGTCACTGCGGTGATCGGTGTTCTGACCGGCGTGGTGGCGTTCCTCCACACGGGCGGCGTCTACAAGGCTCCTGCCGCTCCGGTTGACGAGGCCCAGTAAGGGCATCTGTTGGCTCCTTGGTGGTGGGACGCCGAGATGATCAACGCAGCCGCAGCCCTTGTCACGGCGGTGACCGCGATGGTGTCCGGTATCATGATCGGCCGATCTCGTTCCCGCTCTGAGCGGGAGGAGCAGGCTGAGGCGATCGCCGCCATCAAGGTTGCTGCGGAGCAGGCTGCGGAGCAGACGACGAACAGTCACGGCACGAACCTGCGTGATGACCTGACCGCGGTGCAGGACCGGGTGGACCTGGTGCTCGACGCGCTGGCGGCCGAGTCCCGTGCGCGCCGTGAGAAGGACGAGGAGTTCGGGCGGAAGCTTGACGCTGTCGCCCTGTCCGCGCGCATAGATCATAGTGAGATCTTTCAGCGTGTGGCGGCGCTGGAGCGTACGACGTCGGACTGCTCGCTGTCCCGGCTTCCTCGGGACCCGGAGGGTGTGGTATAGTCTGCGCCTGGCCGCGCTTTGTTGAAGGCGACGAGGAGCGCGGCCCAGCATGTGGTGGTGCGAAGAAATCCCCCCGGCAACCTCGCTGAAGG